ACATAGGATTATTATACTATTTTTTTAAACGTTTTTCAATCTCTTTGATTGCTTTTCTGACAGATTTCAAGATGCTGACTCTCAGGCTTTTTTTACCTTCCTTCAAGGCCTTGATACTCATAGTTTCCAATTCCTCGACTAGTGCTTCTAGTTCATCCAGTGTGAGGTCAGAATAATTTTTGTAATTGGATTTTTTCATCAGTGTTATTTAGATGTGATTTGATCGGAATTAACCAATAACAAAACTGTGTGGAGTTCCACCTTCTTGGAAATTACCTATCTCGCCGTCCAGTCTTTCCATGTCGGTATTACCTTCGTTCTTCAAGGCATCACCATTCAGCGAGGTACCGCCCTGTGGTCCTGCTATGGTGTTGAACTTGCCCCTGGCCTCGCCCAGCATCACTTTACACACAGCCAGCGTGTAATCCCTGATCCATGGCTTGGCGTAGATGTCCTTGAACAGTGTGATGTCCGGTCTGTAGTTGTCGGTGTGCATCAGAACAGTTTCATTATCTGCCCTAGGTCTCTGTGTTATGGTTAGTTTCTTAGTTGCCACGTCAAAATGGAACTGTATGAAACTGCCAAACATCTTTCCTACAAGTTCTTGGTAAGAAGCGAAAGCGTAGTAAGTGGCCAAACCACCTGTGGCACCCGCCCTGAGTAGATAGGTGTTGGTGTAGGCCAGGTTGAATGGTTCGAACAGTGTACCACCCTCTCCACCTTCCGTCCTTGAACCCACTGTTCTTCTGTTGAGGTTCCTCACGTTGATCACCTCGTCTGGAAGTATGTATGAATTCTGGTCTTTCTTCAGTTCAAGGAAAGCGTATGATTCCTCTACGGCGTTTGAAGATCTCTGTCGGTATCTGTTGACAGCCCTCTCCAGTGCCGTATGATAGTGTTTTGGGTCCAATTCCACGTCGATCATGCCATCGCCGAGATTGTTCTTCACGTAATCAAATATTTCCTGTTGTCCTGTTTGGAGTTCTGACATACTCATATTTATTGCTGTGACGCCAGCAATAAATATGTATGATATGCCAAGATTATCCATTTTCAAGCCTGAAAAGGGCAATGACTACAAGTTCTTCGATCGCAACATCAATGAGATGTTCCAGGTGGGCGGGACTGATCTACACTTCCACAAGTACCTGGGTCCTTACGATCAGGGTGACACCAACAAGGATGGTCCAGCCAGTCCCACGCAACCTCAGTACTCCGGAGACAGCCTAAACGAGAGGACCATACAGGATCTACTGTTCTTGGAGAACAGGGATAGGAAGTACGCAAGTGATGTGTACGTGGTCAGGGGCATATACAACGTACAGGACGCGGATTTCAACCTATCACAGTTTGGAATGTTCCTACAGAACGACACATTATTCCTGACAGTGCATCTGAACGACATCGTTGAGAGGATCGGCAGGAAGCCCATGGCGGGTGATGTGATAGAATTCCCACACATGAAGGAAGATTACAGTTTAGATGAATCAATACCCATATCACTCAAGAGATACTATGTTGTGGAAGACGTAAACAGAGCCGCGGAGGGATTCTCACAGACTTGGTGGCCACACCTGTTGAGATTGAAGATGAAGACACTAGTGGATTCACAAGAATTCAAAGACATCATAGGAGACGCCACAACGGCAGGATCCGTGGCCAGTTACATGAGCACCTACAACAGGGAAAAGACCATCAACGATCAGATAGTGGCTCAGGCGGAGGCGGACGCTCCAAAATCCGGATTCAACTACAAACAGTATTACGTGGCTCCCATCGACGAGAGGGGCAACATCAGGACTGACAATGTCAACGACACGGACAGGGTGAGTTCAGACAAATCAGTGAACGCCGTCATAGACACACCGGCCGCCTCACACTATGGCTTCTACCTAGACGGAGATGGTGTGGCACCAAATGGCAATCCGGCGGGATTTGGTATATCATTCCCAACAGCAAACGTTGACAAGGGAGACTACTTCCTAAGGACCGATTACCTACCAAACAGGTTGTTCCGATTCGATGGTACCAGATGGGTCAAAATAGAGGATTCGGTTAGAATAACTACTACAAATAATGATTCTAGGGCAAACTTCAAGACAAGTTTCGTCAACAACTCGACTAGTTCTACAATCAACGGCTTGACTGTTGAGCAGAGACAGGCCTTGACAGATGCTCTTAAACCAAAGGCTGACAATTAATGCTACATTTTTACGAAGGACAGGTTAGGAAATTCCTCACTCAATTCATTAGGATATTGAGCAACTTCTCTGTGGAGACTGGTAGGGGTTCAGATGGACAGGTCCAACTGAGGGCAGTGCCTGTGGTTTATGGAGATCCCACAAGACAGGTGGCTAATATCATACGTAACAACTCTGAGAACGCACTGGCCTACGCACCAAAGATAGCCTGCTATGTCAGAGAACTGAACTACGACAGGGACAGGATGCAGAATCCTTATCACATAGAGAAACAGCACCTGAAAGAACGTGCATACGACGAGTCCACAGGTCAATACACAAACCAATTGGGCGCGGGTTACACCATAGAGAAAGTGATGCCATCACCTTTCAGGTTAGAAGTCACGGCGGACATTTGGAGTTCCAACACCGACCAGAAACTACAGATAATGGAACAGATATTGTATCTTTTCAACCCAGACTTCGAGATACAGAAGTCCGACAACTACATAGATTGGACCAGTCTCAGTTACGTGGAACTGACGGGTGTGACATTCAGCTCGAGGACCATACCTGTTGGGGCGGATTCAGAAATAGATGTTGCCACGTTGACATTTAGCATGCCAATTTGGTTATCACCACCAGTAAAAGTTAAAAAGTTAGGAGTTATACAGAAGATCATAATGAGCATATATGATGATGACGGTGGTATAGCAAAAGGATTGATCGACGGATCCATGATCTCGAGGAGTTATGTGACACCAAACAACTTTGGACTGTTGGTCACGGGAAATCAGTTGAGACTGTTAGGTACAACCGGTGTTAATGTGAAATCCGGGGGAGATGGGTTCCACACAGGTGCCAACGAACCAAGCAACTACGATCCTTTCGAGACGTTCGGACCACCGGTCAACTGGAAAATTTTATTGGACCAGTATGGCAAGGTCACCAATGGCACATCACAGATCAGACTCACACAACCTAACGGTAACGAGATCGTGGGAACCATAGCAACAACGTCACTGGATGACACGATCTTGCTGTACACCATAGATTCAGACACCATACCAAGCAACTCATTGACGGCAGTCAAGAAGATTATTAACCCAGCAACATTCGATCCAGGCACACCCGCGAACGGTGATAGGTACCTTTTGATCAACGACATGGGAGACAGCACTGCCAGTTTCCAGAGCACCACCTGGGGCACACTTGTGGCCAGCGTGGGAGACATCATAGAGTACAACAGTTCAACGGGCAAATGGAACGTGGCCTTTGACGCTTCAAACCCAGACTCGACACAGCACTACGTGACCAACCTGAACACTGGCATACAGTACAGGTTCAACAGCACGGAATGGGTCAAATCCTACGAGGGTGTTTACACCGCTGGTAATTGGAGCATAGTTCTGGATGGTGGATTCGTGGCCAATGATGACGCCTCTGGACAAGATGCTACTACCCCTTGATAAAACAATATTAATCTGTTACAATACGATATGAGTGAAAACATAGTCTGTTCTGGAGCACTGTTCTATTCAACATCTACAAAACGATTCCTGTTCCTACAGAGGACTGACAAGAAGACGCAAGGTCTTTGGGGATTGGTTGGAGGTAAGAGCAAGTTCACAGAGAGTGCGTTCGAGGGACTGAAAAGAGAAATACAGGAAGAAGTGGGTGACACTCCCAAGTTCAAGAAGGTCATACCGCTAGAGATGTTCACTTCTAACGATCAGAAGTTCTTCTTCCACACGTATCTCGTGGCCATAGAGTCGGAGTTCATACCTAAGTTAAATGCGGAACATTCCGGTTACTGCTGGACAGCGTTCGAGTGCTGGCCCAAGAACCTGCACATGGGATTGAGGAACACCCTCAACAACAAATCCATAAAGGGTAAACTTCAAACTATACTGGATCTTATAGTCTAACCAGTACTGATTTTTAGATCGTTTCCACTTCTCCATAATTGTCCTGCCACTAGTGGATCTGAAGTAGGAAGATTGGACAGTATGAAAGAGGCATTAGAAAATGTTTTAGCACCTGTGATGGTCTGTGTTGTTGACACAAGAACCTGTTCTGATGTGGCCGCACCCGCAGATGCCCTCAACAGTTGCACCCTGTAGGCGTTGACCGTTGTGCTGGCACCTGATGTTGACGCTGATGACACCGTTACGGTCGTCCCTGACAGTGCCGCGGTGAATGTTAATTGTGTTGATCCCTTGGTTGATACCACTGGTCCAGCGCTGACATAAGCATCGCTTCCATCACTGACCACGAAAACCTCAGAGATACTGGCCGCGCCCTCTGATGTGCTGTTGCCCACTACCACATAGTGCGCACCGTTGGCTGTATCTGTTGTGAACGTGTCCATGGTTGTGGCACTGCTCGAGGTCGTGGTCTGTCCAACTGTTTTTGTGTTTGTGCTTGATGCATCTGATTCTGCGTCGCCTAGAAGTACTCTGTACACTTTGACCGCTGTGTTTGGTTCGTTCCCAGCCACTCGTAATCTCACATCAGACCCGCTGATGTCTGCAGTCAAACTGATGAGTTCATTGTTTCCCGTGTAGTTGCTGTTGTAGGTTGTGATGAACGCATCTGATCCGTTGTGTACAACCAAACACTCGATGTTGTGCAGTTCGGTTTTGTTGGCGTTGTTGGCACTGATGTAATACTTGGCACCTCTGTATGTCGCGTGTGCCCACGTGTCCAGGTTCTCCACGGCACTGTCTACATCTGTATTGATTATTGTGGCTGTGTTTCCAGAGCTAGACGCTGATGTGGCATCTCCCAGTCCGATCTTGTAGAACTTGATGGAGTTCACTGCCGCTGTTCCCGAAGCTCTCAATCTCACCGTGCCGGCATTGACGTCGGCCGTGTAGGTTATGTGATCGTTACTGCCAGATCTCACACCACCGCCTGATGATACGAAAGCGTCTGAATCGTTGTGCACCAATGATATCTGGTTCGTGGCTATCTCGTTGTTGATCTCGTCCTTGGTCACCGCGAGGTAGAAAGCACTGTCATACGTGCCCGTTGTGAATGTGTCTACGTTGACCGATGTTGTCCCTATGGAGGTCTGTTCTCCGGTGCTGGTGTCCGCTGATTCAGACACTGTTGCCTGTGTGGCTATATTGGTCCATCCCGTCGTGTCGTACCTCTCGTATGTGTCCGTGGTGGTGTTGTACCGAATCATACCTGTCACCGAAGTGGTCGGCCTCGCCGCTGTTGTGCCCTTCGGCAGTGTGATCGCGCCTGGTTCAAGTTTCAGGTTGTTGTGTGTGATGTAAAGGTCGTCTGCGGTCTGTCCGCTGGCCCTGTAGATGTTTTCCGCCTCCATGGACAGTCTCGCGAAGTATATCTTGGTGTTGGGATTACAACTGGCCCTCAATCTCGCCTTGCCACTGGAAACGTCCGCCGTGAAAGTTGCCAGGTTGTTGTTGGCGGACAACACGAAACTCTCGATGATCGTCGCGTCCGTGCCCGCGTTGTTTACAATTAATGTAACTTCTGAATTTTGGTATTCCGATCCCGACTCCATCGCGATGAAGTATCTCGCAGACTTGTATTTGAACACGTCGAAGGTGTCCACTGTCTCCACCGCTGAATCTATGTCTCCTTTTACGCCATATAGGAAGTTGTCGAACTCCCCCAGTTTGGTCTTGGAACCCAGGTCCTGCCTGTACAGGATCGCTGTTCCAGTGGTGTTACCACCCGATGCGGAACTTAACGTGACCGTGGCTCCCGATATGGAAGCACTTATGGTGTGTAGTGGTGTTCCCCTGCTTGAAACGAGGGCGTAGTTATCGTGATACACCGTCGTGCCGTCATGTGTGAGGCTGGTCTCTGAAATTTGATAGTCACCCGCCGTGTCGTCCTTGATAAGGATGATGTATTTGGCACCCCTTATGTCGGTCTTGGTGAACTGGTCCAGCGTTGTGGCACTCGATCCAATGTTCGTGGACGTGGCAATTATTTTTGAGTTTGTGTTGGCCACCGTCTCGTGGTGATCGCCCAACGCCACCCTGTAAACTCTCAGGTTGGTGTGTGTGGAGGTGTTTGTTGCCGCTGTAAGTTGCACCATGTCCCCTGATATGGCGACAGTGAAATCAGCAATCCTTGTTGAGTCCTCGTTGACGTTGTATGTTGACACGTAAGGTGTTGTATCATCATGTACCACTGACACTTTGAGATGTCCAACGAATCCATTGTCTTGGTCTTCCATGACTATGTCATAGATTGCGCCTCGGTATTCTGTGATGTCAAATTCGTCCACTACGGCGGATGTTGTGTCTAACTTGTAGTAGTTGAACTGTTTGACCGCTGTGTTGTTT